TTGGATGCATCAGAAGTTACGGCATCCACAAACTCAGCATACTTATCAAAATTAACGTGTTTTTGTTCCATTAAAATTTAAATCCTTCGAATGACTTTTTGGGTTTTTTGTCTTCATTATCATTATACTCGTCTTCCTGTCCAGAGTCAAGTATGTCCTTCTGAGCAGTCTGCTCACAATCATAAAGACGCATTTTTGCACGATCAATTCCAACAATAAATCTCTTGTAGATTGTTGGATCATTATAACGATTCTTAAGTTGTTTCACCATAATTTGCCCAAGTTGCTCTAATTCTTCAGTACTAATCAGAGCAAACATCAGGTCAGCAGTAGCAGGCAAACCAAATGATTCCGAAGTATCAGTCAATTCCACATCAGAAGATCCAAAACCACTACGGGTAGTCTGAGTTGCACTTACAATCGGAACATTGAATTCTACAGCAAGACCACGAAGTTCTTCCGCAATTGCCTTAATATAAGAATAAGAATTTACAGAAAGGTTTGATTTATATCGACTTGAAGCACAGATGTTCAGATAGTCAATAAAAATAATATCAGGTTTAAATGATTTCTTCAGAGACAATTCATTCAAAAGTGCCTTGAAGTGACCAGCGTGAGCAGAAGCAGTTGGATACTCTTTGATTATGAGAGTTCCTTGTGTTTTTTTGGATAGATTTGTTACCTTATTCTCAAACATTTGTTTGGGTAAATCTGTAATATTCTGAATTGGTACATTTAAAAGGTTTGCATCAATTCTTTCAGCAATGCGTTCTTCTGCCATTTCCAACGTAATGTACAAAACGTTCCGTCCTTGGAGCAAGACGGAGCTAGCCACATGGCACATGAATAAAGATTTCCCGACACCCGTACCAGCAAGAGCGATGTTAAGAGTTTTGTTAGGGAGACCACCTTTCGTGATTTTATTAAAGTATTCGAGATCAAATTCAATTTTGTCTTCTTGTCTATGGTAAAACTCATATCGTTCTTCATAATTTTGTAAATAGTCATGTCCAATATTATTATCAAAAGATACCGCTAAGGCATCAGAAAGAATGCTAGGAATTGCATCACGATTTTTCTTTTCATTATTGCCATCTGCAATATGGATTGATTCCATGAGTGCCAAATAGATAGCACGATCTCTACACCACTTTTCAGTTGTGTCTAGTAACCATTGATTTTCTACTGGAGAATCATCTAGAGATTTATTAATTTCTCTGATTTCTTTTACTTGTTCCTCAGTTAAATCTGTACGATTTTCTATCTCAATACCGAGTGCTTCGATTGTGATTGCCGAACCATACTTGACAATGAATTGAACAATCTCCTCAAAAATGACCTTTTCGGATTTGCTCTCAAAATAATCTGGTTGTATGAAAGGAATGACTTTGCGAGAATAATCTTCATTGTATATTAAGTTTCTAAGAATTGTAGTTTCAATTTTTTCCATTACTTATAATGTAGGTAAGCACTCATAATATATTTTGAATTACTTATTGGAGAATTTCCTTTGTGAGGAAACATCCAAAGTGGTGGAAATATTAGTAATGTACCTTTTTTAGGTTTGATAATCATGTCTTCAAACATAGTTTCTCCACCTGTTTCAACATCGTTTAGATACCACATAAAAGATAAAAATCTCCTTGCAGAATCATAGTCTAACACATCAACATGAGTATCAAACCGATCTTCGCCACCAATATTATATTTTTTTATGCGAAATTGTTCAAATGCATGATCTTTAGGAAATACCCGAGCATCTACGAATTCATAATACTTATCACGATAAGTAAAAATATTTTTGATGATATGATTGTGAACTTGATTGACTTCTTCAGTTAATTCTCTATGTTCTGTAAAATTAAATTGAGTAAAATTTGGTTTTCCTTCATTTTCACATCTTTCATGTTTATCTGAAGTCTGATCAAATAATGAGATCAAAAAATCACAAATATTGGAATCTAAAGCATTTTCATAGATATGAATAAAATCATTTAATTCAACCATAACTAAACTCTTTCTTTGCAATTTCATCCAGTTGTTGCATTACATCTTCAGTAAAATATTGCTCTGGATTTTTGAGGATTTCTTTTGCATATATCTTCTTACCATTCATCTCATAACGCCCAGCAACATTTTTCCAGAGTCCACCAAGTTCTCCAAGTTCAAGTAGACCATAATATCGATCAAGACCACGTTCATCGTAGAAAAGACGAACTTCAACATCTTGATTTTCTTTACTCAAACGCGATTTAGCAGTCTTTGCCTTGATAATATTTCCAACGATTTCTGTTCCATCCTTTTCTTTCTTTTTGCTAAGATAAATGATAGTAGAAGCGGCGTACTTAAGACCACTACCACCTCCCATCTCCTTAGTAGGAACATAAGCACCGATAACGTCATATGTGTGATTGGTTACAATCATTGGAATATTTGCTTGCCCCAACTTCAAAGTAAGCATACGGAAGGCACCTTTCACAAGTTGTGATTTAGTCATATCACGAACTTGCTTATCATTAAGAGCATCCGTAATCTCCTTTTCAGTCGAAAGCATACCTAAAGAGTCTAGTACAAACATACAAGGTTTGCGTTCTTCTACAGGTTTTTTCATATAAAGGTCTACCGCCTTGAGTGCCTTTCCACGAAACTCTTCTACCGTAACAACATTAACAACTACAAGACGAGAAGTATCAATTCCACGGGACTCTACAAGAGATTTAGTGATAGCAGCCTCAGTGTCAAAGTAGAGACAGTAACCATCGGGATTATTATCAAGAAAGTTCTTAACCACGGCGAGAGAGAAAAAAGTCTTTCCAGTAGAAGACTCTCCAGCAATAGCAGTAATCTTATTCCCAGATACACCGCCAAATATGCTACCTGAAACCAGTGCATTAAAAATATATGAACCCGTATCAACATAAGTTTCCGTCTCGTCAATATCTGATGCTAGTTTTGTATACTCCCCACCTACTTCTTTTACGATTTCTTTAAGAAAGTCCATTGTTCTTCTCCTTGTTCCTAATAATGTAATTCATTTTGTATGACCATAGTTTGTTGTAAAGTGAAGGATTATTTCTTTTCACTACACTTATGATATATTCCAATTCTTTTTCGGTTATTGGTAATTTTATCATAGAAAAAAATTTTCCAAACTATTTGTTTTTTCCACTGACCACCCTATTGAATCAAGTATGGATTTAAGTGGATCAATAAAACTCTTTTCAAATTGTAGTTCATAATCAATATATTTGTCAAGACCAAGTTCTTTTGGAAAATCTTGAATGAACGAAATAATATTTTCTCGAATAATGTTTGGTTTTTTCAAATAAACAAATTTTATTTTTTCGCCATTACTAATTAATGAATACTTGTTGGTAAGTTTTTTATCCTTTATATAATGATTAAAAAGAAGTGCTCCGCGAATATGAATAGGAGTTTTGTGGGCATAAATTGTAGATGATGATTGATACTTACGAACATCAGAAGCAGTTCTTGGAAATGCAATTTGCTCTGGGGGGAGTTTTTTAAACTCTTTTCGACATTTTTCAATAAACTCAATCACATCTTCTTCAGTGCCGCTCATCATTAGTTTCAGTCCATCCTTAATCATTTTACGACAAGGTGCTGGTGTAGAAGACTTGACTGCCTCAATTCCCATCATTTTGAGTTTAGGTTCTTCATATCGAACACCCTCACTATCCCAAACGTTAAGAATGTAACGCTTTTTAGCAGTCCAGATTCCACGCTCGGCAATGTTCTCACGCTTCATCTGCATCTTCTGGTCATAAGCATTCACGTACTCAGCCAGTTCTTGGTAGCAACCTTCAATATACTTTTCAAGTTCCACCTTACAGACCTTATCAAGGAACGAAACAACGCCTTCAGTAGTTTTCTCTCTTCCTTTGTATATAGTTTCAACCAAAGGACCCATATTAAGATACACAGAATCAGTATCTGAAGCAATAACATAATCAACCTCTTGTGTTTTTAATAGTTTATTAAGATACTGATTGAGTTTGTTTTCAATCCAGCGGATTGCAACCTGACCAGATAAGGTGATTGCCTCAGCATTTGCTAGTTTGTAATAACGGAAATACTGATTGCCGATAGCACCATAAGCAGAGTTAAGTTGAATCTTCCTTGCCATTTGGATGTTATTACACCGAGCAATCTCCTTTTCTAATTCTTTAGTTTTTTTCTTTTCATACTCTTGCTTAGCAGCAAGCATCTTCTTTTTGTAAATGGTACGATCTTGATAAATCTTTTCCATCAATTCTGGAAGAAATCCACGAACATCCTTACGGTACATAGCACCGTTTGCACAAACTGCATAATCTTTATAAAGTTCAAATGTCAATTCTTTATTAAGAATTTTATCCACAGTTACAGTCGGATGTTTTTCTTCGGAAAGAGTTTCTGGACTCACATTAAACTGCATAATCAAATGAGGATACAGAGAATTTAAGTCAAAGTTCACAACCCAATCATACATTCCAGGAATTGGTTCTTTTACATAGGCACCAGCATACTTTGAATCCTTTTCAGTTTTTTCTTTGGGAGGAATTACAATATTTCTTTTTTTCAAGTAATTGTAAATAATAGTGTCCCACATTCTTACCTGAGAAAATACATCGGCATAATTTGCTTTCGCATCATACGCCATCGTAATTGCAAGTTCAATCAGTTTCATCTTGTCTTCCATACGGTCAACAAGTTCTACGTCAATGATGTTATACTCTACAAACTTCTGCCAACCTTTGGTATAGAAATCTTTGAAAGTATCAAACTCGGAGTGGTCTAGTTTTTTCTGACCAAGTTCCACTTCAGCAATGTAATCAAGTCGATAAGATTCCTGTGCTTTATAAGTAAATTTCTTATAAAGATTTAAATAATCAAGTTGAGTAATTCCACCAACATCATAAGAGATGTGTTTACGACCTGCAATATAAGTTTCCCTTTCAGTGACAAGACCCCAAGGAGACAATCTCTTCATTAATTTTTCACCAAGAATTCTATCAATTCTTCGGACAAGATATGGAATATCATAAAGCTCACTATTCCATCCAGTTACAACTTCTGGAGTATTTTCTTCAATCATCCACCAATTAATAAAGTCATCAAGCAATTCTCTTTCTGTTTCAAATCCCCTATAAATGACATTATTTTGTTTGTTAATAAACTGCCCCTTACCCCATGTTCTAATTTGCTTGGTTGAATAATCTTGAATTGTAATTAGAAGAACTTCTTCTGAAGCAGATTCTACATCAGGGAATCCATTTTCAGAAGCAACCTCAATGTCCAAAGTGGTAATTTTAATTTTATTGGTATCAAACCTAATTTCATCCTCGGGATATAATTCAGAAATATACTGATAAATGTAATGAGTGTTTCCGTAGATCTTAAAATTTTCTACTCCCTCATATTTTTTAATAAACTCTCGACAATCACGAACACATCCAGGTTGAATAGATTCAACATAGTCTCCATCAAGAGTTTGATGTTTAGTTTTTTTATTTGAAGGAATAAAAAGGGTCGGGTTAAACTTCTCCCGAGTCATAAAGTGTTTACCATCTTCATAACCTCGGACAAGGAAGTGATCCCCGACCATTTGCACGTTTGTGTAGAATCTCATTAGGCAGTCAATTCAAGATACTTTTTGACAATTTCTTCTTTAGGATCAACGATAGTCAAAATACTATCTGAATGGATCATCATCTCTCTTTGATCAGTAACATTAGGCCATGGGGTTAAGTTTCCTTCAGAGTCTATTTCACAAGGATTAATTAACTTACAATCAGGTTCTCCTAACTCAGACCCAATTTCAATAATTTCAGTCACAATAACATTATCAACTTTCAGTAAAAGACACTTGATTGTTTTCTCCATTTACTTTCTCCTCATACATTTGTTTAAGTGATTTAATTGGTTCCACTAAAGTTATAACCCAATCTGTTGTTACTAACATTTGAGTATCTTCAGTTAAGATAATCCAAGGAGTTAGAGATACTTGTATCTTAGCATCATACTCAATTTCTTCCGAAAGTACTATACTTCTTTCAGTAATTACTTTATATGGATTTTCAAAAACATATCCACATATCTTCTCTTCAGAAACCAATTCCTTTACATCAGAAATCACAGTTTCCCCAGATTTTAGTAGTACTAGTTTAATTGACATTTTTCAGATCATCCTCAACTCATTATAGCAATAAAAAGGGGAGGTGTCAACTGGATTTTGCCAGTTGCCTCCCACGCCGACGATATTCAATTATATTTATTCTTCTTCGTGCCCACATCCACCACCACCAGGGTTGAATGGAACTGCTTTACCAACAGGAACATTCTGAACTTTTCCCTTCATATAAACCTTATGTGCTTTTGCCATAGGATACTTAATGGTTTTTATCTCATTAAGAAAGTGGGCGAAGGTTTTCATAAGTTTTTATTTTATTTAGAGATAGTCCTTTCTAGTGTGATGTTCTGGAACTACTTTCCCAAGTACGATCCGTAGAAGTCCGTCTTCAAATGTGACTTCGCGGACTTCTGTGTCGTCGGATAAAGTCCACGCTCGTTTAAAACTTCTGCTAGCCACTCCCTTGTGGATAAACGTCCTATCCGATTCGGTATCTGCTTTTTGTCCCTCGACAAAAAGTTTTCCATACTCTGTGAACACATTTACTTCTCCTTTCTTGAATCCCGCTAATGCTAGTTCCAAATGAGACTCAACATTATTTATTTGAACTAAGTTATATGGAGGATAATTGGTTGTAGTTTCATGAAGATTAAATAAACGATCAAAATATTCGTCCATTCCAATGCTATTGCGCGTAATTCTTTCCATTAAGGCAGGAAGATCCGCAGCAGTATACCTTGTAAGGTTAGTCATTATGGTAGCTCCTTTAAAAGCGAGTTTGTGTTTTGTGGACCCTTTCGGCATCCGTATATAATTATAATACTTCTTACAAAAAAGGCGGGTGCAAAACCCGCTCTTTTTTATTCGGCATCCTCTACCTTTTTCTTTTTAGCACCAATATTATACTTGGTTTCTAGAATCCAATCACCCTTGTCCTTATAAGAAAGAACCTTGATTTGATTCAGTGGAGCAATATCTTGAATCTTTTTAACATCAACAATCTCAATAAGTCCCCAATCGGCAAGAAGTTGGGCAATACGATTGCGACGTTGAACGTCATTTACGGTCAGGTTTGCGTGTTTGCCGTCCAAAGCAAACAGTTCCTTAAAGTGAACAAGATAATATCTACCTTGCTTATGTAAAATATGGCAAGATTGATAGATTTTCTTTTCTTTTCTTGAAGCAACTCCGATGCGGGTCAAAGTCTCACGAACCTTAAGAAAATCATCAGGTTCATTAAGGATCACTTCCACCATTTGGTCGGGCGTCCACTTCACTTCAGGTTCTTGAACGACACTCATTTTGTTCCTCCAGTTTCAAATTTCGATTTTATAAATGTTAGTTGTTCTTTGGTAAGAATCCTCAAAGCTTGTTTTGCCTTCTCATTACTATATCCATAATAACGTTTGACATAATCAAGGTCTTTGATTTTATCTTGACGGAGCCAGGGAGAAAATCTCTTCTTTTTCCTCAGACTATTTATAAAAAAGTCATATTGCATCTTTTTTGGGAGGAAATGATATCGATTCATTTCATTCGCAAACATAATACAATCAATGTGCCCCGAGAGGCAGCGATTGATAATATAAGGGACATATTCCTTCTCAAGCGAAGGGTCTTCATCAATCAGGTGTTGCTTCGTCTGATTGATCGAGTTTAACCAATCTTTTAATTCAATAGTCATCGAATAATTTCCAAATTAGATCCAAGTTTCCATAATTCAAGTTCAGTTCTTAAATTATCTTCAATTTTTAGTTTTTCATATCGTTTGGTCGCTTTCTTTTTCCACCAGTCAATAACTTCTTCTGGTTCATATCCAAACTTTGAAATATAATACCGTTTTTTTTCTGTCAAAGATTTGGCATGTTCTATACATTCATTAAACTCTTTCAACTTATCTTTGTCTTTCAAAGAATTACGAATAATTGAAATCATTTTAGTTTGTATTTTTAATTTCTTTGAAGACTTATCTGCAGAGATTAATCTTTCCCCACCATTGGCATTGTTATTAAACCACCAGAATAAATCTCTAAAGTAATCATCATGGAACAATGGTAGAAATTTACTTTCAGTATCTCCAATGTGTCTAATGTATGGTTTTAACCCATCATACATTGATACACCTTTTGTAGTTCCATACAATGAAGTTGTTTCAAAGTATTTTAGATCTGTTCCATACTTCTTATCAAAATCTCTTTTCAACTTATTAGAAGATGCTAAAAGAGCAAGTAATTTCCCACCAAGATAATTATATCCAAACGGTTGTACTGGGACAATATTAAATCCCATTACAAATTCATTATTAATCACCGACAGTGGAAGAACTTCGCCAAAATATTCATTTCTTGGTTTTGAGTTAATTGTTGGAGATCCAAACCTAATAACCCCAACGACTTTTTTGGTTGTGTCTTCAGTAACTACCCATTTAATTGTTCTACCTGGAATTGCTTCTTCGATAGCATTTGATGCAGTTATATTCAAAATCTCAGAATATAAATCTTGATTATACTTTGATTTTGGTTTATTACTTGTATCAACTTCATGAATCGAAAATGACATATCATTTGGATGCACCTCAAAGTTAGAGAATATCTCATCTTCAGGGCCAAAAAGTTTTCCTGAAGAATTTGACATTCTACTTGATTTTACATACCTAAGATAATCATCAATTCGATTAAACTTAGAATAATATTCTATAAATTGATTTGCAGCCCAAATAGATTTTTCTTCCGAAAGTAAACTCATTCCAAAAACGCCTCTTCATATTCAAGATAGGATTTTGGTGTAATTAAATAATTGCTAGCGGGTTTCAAATCTTTTTTCCACCAACCTACACCACCAGTATATTCAAAAAGAGGAATATTTGCCTCTTTATAAATTTTATCAGTTGGAACTTTAATGGTTATTTTACCATTTTTATTTTTAGTAAAATTTTTCAGTTTTTCATTTTCATCTGCAGTAATAAGAATAGTAGTAGCAGCAATGATAATATAATCTAAAAATACTTCAAAGTTAGTCAAAAATACATCAGGTTTATCCATGAACATTTGAATCATGAACTGAGGTCTATAGCAGTGATCCTTTGTTGGTATAAATTTTTTATTTTTTCTCTTTTCTTCTAATGCATTTTGACTGATCAATCCAGAAGGAACTGAGAGTGTGTGAATCCTATCATAGTTTCCATGAGTGATTGCTCGAACACAATGTCTATTGTCTCTGTATTTTTTCCAGTTTTCACTTTGAGCATTTAAATCTGTAAAAACAATATGTGCATAATCAACAAGTCTATCTTGTTGTTTTTTTGTCAGTTTTTGAAAATTAGAATTCATAATCAGTGGGATGGTACTTCAAATATTCAAGGAAAGTCATTTTCATTTCTTTCTGCGTCATACCACAGTGCTTTGCAGCAGCGGGAAGAGTCATCTGTGCGCGAAATAATGCTTCGTTTGCTTCTCTAACATTATCTGGAGTGGTCTTGATCTTGTCTTCTTTTAGACTTTTATAATCAATTTTATAAAAATTCATTTGAATTCACACTCCACCATAATTTCAGTAAGAGCAGCAAGAAGATTTATTTCTTGGTCAGCCACGAACGCACATTGGTATTGATACTTAGCAATAACAAGAACGGCAGCAGGGATAGTCGCGGGTGTAAGGTAATCATAAGCGGCGTCATAAACCCTGCGAAGTAGAACATGAGCATCGTTGTCAAGGTTGGAGACCACCCACTTACGAACTTCTGTGAAATTTTTGTCTTTGAGGGATTTGATAAGTTCATTTACAGATACATCAGAAAAAGTTGCAAGAATACCAGAGTCAATTTTACCTCCCGTAGAATACCTTTGAAGAGTATTGAGGAGTTGCCTTGTATCTGGAAAATAGTTTTTGATAAGTTCTGCTACAACTTTTTTATCATATTCAATATTTTCCTCGTCAAGAATGTGAGACATTCTATTGAAAATAGATACCATCAACTCAGGTCTTTCATTCTTTGGAATAGGAGTATATTTAAGAACAACACACCTTGATTGAATTGGTTCAATAATTTTATTAAGATTATTGCATGTAAAAATAAAGCATACATTATTGTGAAGTTGCTCAATCACTCCACGAAGACAAAGCATCACATCATTAGTTGTCCCATCAAACTCATCAAAGAATACTACTTTTTTCTTATCATTAAACATAGAAACAGTAGTTCCAAAATTAATGACTTGATTGCGAATAGTATCCAAATATCTACCCTCAGAAGAACCATTCAAAAACAAAACATCCTGTTTTGTAATCTTACAGAGAGTTTTAATAGTTTGAGTTTTACCACAACCCTGAGAACCTTGTAAGATAAGATTTTGATTCAGTTGCCCCTCACTTACTACATTAGTGAAAAACTCCTTTACACTTTTAGTAAGAATCAAATCATCAACAGATTCTGGTGCCCACTTTTCCACCCACAAGAATGGTTTAGTATCAGTAATTTCCATAATTTAATAAAATCCAATCAGGTTTAGTTTAACACGTCAATCAACGAAAATCAAGAACCTTTTTCTTTTCTTCGCTTTGCCGCTTCCCTCATTTTTCTTCTGCTTTCTTCCGTGTGCGTTCTCCCATAAAAACTGTTTTTTTCTCCAAGTTGATTTACTTTATTTTTTTCACTAACAACTTCCCTACATTTTTGAGAAATTACATTACCTTGTAATGATTTTCTTATTTTATCCTTTGTTTCTTGTGTGTGTTTTTTACCATAACGAGGACTGTCTTTACCTCTTTTACCATAGAGAGGATTATTCTCTCCTTTCATTTTTTCACTTTGATTTCTTTTTAGTTCTTCTGTTGGAATATACCCACTTCTACCTTCGCCACCATCAGATTTGTTTAGTAAAATACCAGTTCCTAAATCCTTTCTACCAAAGACAGAAATCATATAGATTTCGTGCTTGAATGCTTCTTCTTCTGTAAGATTTGTTTTGAGTCGTATTATTTTACTTTTATCTTTTGGGGTAGCACAAGGTTTTCCAACTTTTCTATATGCACGGTCTCCTTTACCCTTACCAATATAGTAAGGAGTTCCATCTTCACGCAAATAAGCGTAAGTGTAATACATTTCTGCTCTGTTGTTTGTTCGCATTACTATTTATAAGGGAGAGCATTTCTACTCTCCCACCTGAAAAGTGCGAACAAACCAGGCATTAGTATTTATGCTACCCAAGAGGGTCGTCTTGACGGCATACGAAGATAATTAGATGCAACCCAAGGTTTGGATGCAATGTACATCTTATAAGCAGTAAAAGTGTCAATGCTGTCGTCAAGTTTATACTCATCTGGCATAGCACGGGCAAAAGGAGTCACTTCAGTAATCTTCCCTTTGGGAAAAAGGTAGTAGGCAGTTACAAGGGTATTGTAACAGCAATGCACTTTATTATAACGTAAAGTGTACTCATCACACAAGTTCAAACCGTGCTTAATCAACCAATAAGCATTATGGATACTTTCCATTGCCCATTTGGTACAAGGATGGTTGCGAAACGCACCCTTTTCGGTTTTATAAGGAGTGTTATCAGTCTTGTACAAAGGACCATAACCGTGCCCCCATTTTTTAGATGCCACAATAGAAAGCATTTGACAGCATTCCAAGGGCATCTTGACAATGTGCTTATCAGGAAGACAAATAGCACTTTCAGCAGGCCAAGGAGAAGTAACGAAAATATTCATCAGAAGCAATACTTTTGAACAACATATTTTACTTTTTCTGGTTTATCTTCCATCCAAAATGCTTCTCTGTCAGCATCTTTGAGTCTTGGATCAAAAGCAATAACTTTCTTCAAATCATTTTCTTTTTGATAACTTAGGGACATCAGAGAAGAACTAATACGAAAGGGGTCTAAAAAGGCAAACCCTGATTTACAAGACTGAGCAACATGAACAGATTCATGCATCAAAGTTTCATTAGTGTTAACATATAAGTTTGGAAATTTTTTTATTGTTTCCGTACACATTGTTAAAACTTTTTGCTCAGAACTGTAAAATCCAAAGATGTCATACTTTCGGCAAATAGGAGCATTTTCAACTACTCTAACTTTTTTAGATATCAGTTTATAGACATCCATTTGTTGAGTAGAAAGATAAAGAAGAAATTCCATCAATTAAAAGTAGAATCAGGTTCCAGAGCAATATAATAAGTCAGATTGTACTTGGTATTTGTAAACTGAGACAAAAGTTTAGAAGAGACAACCACGTCATAAGCACCAGGAATAATCTTGATGTTTTCTACCTTGAAGTTAAAAACAAACTCTTCATCAGTCTCACCAACGACGATAGCATATTCGTTAGAAGTATCATTCTTCTTATCGCGCACCACCAGTTTGATCACACCTGCCTCACCAATCGCAGAAAGATCAGGAAGTTGATAAACTGCTGCTGCTTTGACCAATTTCTCTAGTGAAGTGCTATCCAATTGAAAGCAAACATCTTGAGAAGGAAGTTGAATGTCTTTATCGGGAGGAGAAATAATTACATTTGGATCTGCAAAGAAATACTTCACACGACGTTTACCTTCTTTGATGCTCAGATAAGAATCTTCTTTGAAATCCAGATCAGGATCATTGTGAAGACTCAGACCATTCAAGAACTGATTCAGATCATAAATGGCAAAATTGCGGGGAAACTCCTCAGTAATATCTGCTTCGGCAAGAATGTTTTTTGCTACAGAAATAGTGCGAAGTTTATTGCCCTGCTTCACAAGAATGGAATTATTGATTCCAGCAAAGTTCTTGAGAATAGTCAGGGTATTGTCAGAGAGTTTCATAGTTTTGTTTTGGAGTTTCATAATCAACGGAATTCAGTCAGACCATTATCTTTACGGGAATAATGCCCATCAAAGTGAAGCAGAAGCATAGCATAGTGAATGACTTTCATCAAATCACGTTTATTGCGACCATCCTTGTCACCATAACGACTACCATACTTCAAGATGTTTGCTTGACAGAAACCTGCTGCCAGTTTCTTTGCTGCCATCAGGTCAATAGTTTGAATATCAGCATAACCATCCTCATCACCACAGTAGTGTCCGTGATAAGTGCTAGTCACATAATCTTCAACATCCTTGAGAATTTTATCTTCGTTGTATTTCCAGAGATGATTTGTGTTTTCAGTCATAGTAATAGTAAAGGTTGAATCACTCATAAAGGGAAGGCACATTTTTACCTCCCCCAATTATATCAGAACTGGGCAGGTTGGTCAATGTATTCGGGACCAGTAGAAGGCATTTTGAAATCAGCATCCACTTTATCATAGAGTTCAAGGAATGCTTGTTTGGTTTCGTCATCAAAGCGGTTCACACACACTTGGATTGCCTTTGCCTTGTCTTGGAAAATGCTGTAGGCACGGATAATGTGAGTCAGGCGGCGGGTACTGATGATTTCCTCAATACCACCATCATAAAACGTTTTCCGGATGATATCCGCCCAATCAACCAACCGTTTGCAGAAGTCGCGGTCTTCCACACCCAAGTCCAGAGCGATGCCTTCCAGAATCTTCTGCTCAGTGGTAGGAGCGGGATAAGACTGCTCAAAGGTCACAGGGAAACGCTCAAGGAATGCCTCATTCAGCACATTGGTGCCGATAAAGCGACCGTCATCAGAACCCTTACCCTTGGTGTTGGCGGTGGCGAACACATTGAAACCAGCGGAGGGTTTCACGAACCGACCGATTTTCTTCAGGAAGACACCCTTACCTTCCAGAACAGATTGCAGGCACAGAATCTTGTTGGAAGCAAGGTCAATCTCATCCAGAAGCAGGATTGCACCACGCTCCAGTGCCTCAATCACGGGACCATTGTGCCAAACAGTCTCACCATTCACAAGACGAAAACCACCGATAAGGTCGTCTTCATCAGTCTCAATCGTGATGTTCACGCGAATCATTTCACGCTTAAGTTGAGCACACGCTTGCTCCACCGAGAACGTTTTACCGTTACCCGAAAGACCCGTAATGAACGTAGGGTAAAAGAGACGGGACTGAACAATTTTTTTGATATCGTTAAAATTACCAAACTTGACGAAGGTATCATCTTTATCAGGAATAAGGTTTTGTTCCACAGCGGGGAGAGCAGCAGGTGCTTGATAAGAACGCTCAATCTCTTCAACACGTTCTTGAGTCACTTCTAGATTCCAACGCCCACGACCAGTCTTGTAGTTTTCCAGGCGGCGAGTCACAGTCTGAATATTCAGACCACGAGAGGCACAAAAACCCCTAAGATCACCAGAAGTAATTTCAGAACCGTACAGTTCTTTGATGGATTCAATCAGTTGGGCGTCGTTCACGGAGGACTTGCGAGACATAATGTAGTTAGGTGTTTCATTTGAACTCTCATATTATACACATAAAAAAGGGCACCTGACGGTGCCCAGTGGACAGTTTAGAAAGTGGATTTATTTTTTCATCTGTGCCCTTTCTCTAGGAGATAGTCCAACCATTCTATCACGAATAGGTTTAGCAGGAGACCCAGCAGCAGAACTTGATCCTCTTTCTACAAACTTTACACCTTCAGCACCAGCAGCACCAGCAGAAATTGGTTGTCTTGGTGCTTGTGCTTTTGGTGCTTGTGCTTTTGGTTCCTGTTGTCTTTCTTTAGATCTATCAATCATGTCTTGAATTGAAGTATCTTTCTTATATCCAGGACCTTTGTATGGAGTTGCTTCAGGTTTTGGTTGAGCAGGTGTTACTTGTGGTTTTGGTTTTTGACTTTCAGTTCCTTTTTGTCTTGGTGCAACTGGTCTTTCAGTTCTAGGAGGAACTGGTCTTTCAGTTCTACCATCATCTCTACGAACTGATGGAGATTTTGGTTTATTAGTTCCTAAATCGAAATCAGGAACAGTTAATGCTGGAAAACGAGGAGTTCTTGCTTGATAAGGAGGTAATGGTTTTATTGGTGTAGTATAAAACTTAGTTGCTGCCTTTGTTTGTGCATTTTTATAAGCATCAGTTTTTGTCATATCAATTGCTTCAACAATACTTTGCTTCCACTCTTCACTCATATTTGCCATAATCTTTATGGCATTCTCATTTGTTTCCGCATAACCTTCAGCAACCAAATATTCAAGAAGATAATCAAAAAGATCTCCTTCAATCTCTTCATTTGCAAGAGATTTTAATCCATGCTTTTTAACATGTTCTCCAGCACGACGACCTGCTTCATGGGTAACTGCTGCTGCCTTTGCAACTGTCTTACCAGTTTCTTTAGCAAGTTGCATTGCTTTACGATGTCTCTCCATACCAGCAAGAACTTGTCTTGCAATAGCATCACGAATTGGTCTTTTCTTTGATTGTTGCACCTTTGCTTCAGTATCAGCACCTTTTGATTCTGGTTCTTTTCTTTCAGTTTCAGTTCTTTCTTGTGCTGCTTTTTTTGCTTTTTTCTTTGCTGCTTCTTTAGCATCAATTTTTGCTTTTACATCCTCATAAGATTCTCCACCTTTTCTTCTTTTTGCTGCTCTTGCTTCAGTAATAACTGTTAGGTCTTCAGAAAGACCATAAACAAATTCTACAAAATTTTCTAATCCGACTTTTTCAATTAAAATGTCAATACCATCTTCGTTTAATCCATAAGTGTAAAAGTACTCTGTTGCAACTTCTACAATGTCCTCATCAAAAACAGTGTTGTTATATTCTTCCGCTTGCTCTCTAAGATTTTCATCATACACCGCATTATAAAGAAGTTTTAAGTCCGATACTTGTTGCGAATTCATTTTTATTTTTTATACGTTTATAATTTTATTTATCAGGCGACCAATTCTACAAACTCACCCAGAATTTTCTTGTTCATCTTTTTAGTTTTGAGACTCTTCACAAATGCAGATTTGATTTGTGCCTTTGTTGCATCGTCGGCAACAGAAAAATCAGAATCCTGAGAAAGAGTGCTAGCAGACAGACCGAAATAGGAATGATACCCAGAGTTCTTGAGGGTAAATGCCTTCTCTTTCTTCCAAGAATTCATCACCTTATCATATTCCGAACCATAATATCCACAATAACGGCGAATAAAATGACCAGCATCGCGGGATTCAAGAACACGAATACCGATAAAGTTAATATCAGTAAACTTGTCCCGCAGATTGTGAAGAAGAACCTCAGTGAATTCTTGCTTCTCAGAGTCACAAGAATAAGTCATTCCAGTCTTACGGTCACGAAGAAAGGCATTGAAACCAATGTGAGCGGTGCCCATAAAAGGTTCATCCTCCCAGCGGCGTTGAACCTCACGATGGTATTTCACAAGGCATCCCTCACCATCAGTCAGAACCACACACTGAACTTTCTGCAGTTTATTCTCCTTCTGGAACTTAGGCAGAATTTGATGAAGAGAAATCAGTGCCTCATTCAGGGGAGTGCCCGAAAGACCCATTCCAAGAGGAGCAGCATAGTAGCAGTGAGAATTGTAACAGAAGGACTTAGCAAGACGGAAGATATTCTTCATCTGCTCCTCCAGAGTGTTCGCATTCACTTTGCTGGTGAGAAGATTCATCATAGAGAACCATTCACCAACCTGAACCAGACCGTCTTTCTTCTTATAGGCAAGTTCACGAATGTTTGCCTTACCATTCTCATCATACTTTACTAGAGGATAATCGGTAGTGAAGGCATAAACCTCAAACGGAATCGCAACTTTCTTACAGAACCAAATCAGGTTGAAGAGTTGCTTGACGGTATCCAGCATCACATTGGACATCGAACCAGACCAGTCCAGAACGAACACCAGACCGTGGTTCTTGCCGTCAGCAAGAGTAGTAACTTTCCGAAAGATATCTTCGTTGTACTTGTAGGTATGCAGTTTAGAGCAGTCCAGAACACCAGTACGGGCAGTTGATGCACGGGCATAAGAATCTGCTGCCTTGCGGCACTCAAACTCTTTCACCAGATAGTTGACTTCCTTCTGAGCAGAACGCTTGAATTCCACATACTGCTTATCAACTTCACCAAAGATATCTTCATACTTGTACTCACGCTCCGAAAGGAAAAGTTCCCAACTGGTCTTGCACTTAGAATGAATTTCTTCATTTGGAACAATCACCTTATCCAAGTCAAGTTGAGGCAGTTCAAGGTAAACATTCTCAGAAGAATCATTACCCACAAGTTCTTTCAGTGCCTCTTCCAGAGAGTCCATAGTCTTGACTTCGGGTTCTTCATTCTTCTCACCACCATCATTCGTGGGTTGCTGTTGAGGTTTCTGCTCAGAATTCTCTTCAGAAGAAGGGGAACCCTCAGAACCTTCAGACTCAGGTTGCTCACTTTCACCTTGCTCCTGGTCAGTAAAGTCAGAAGCAGGTTGATTATCAGCACCGCTCTGCTGCGACTCAAGATTGTCCAGAGAAGTCTTTGTTTCTTCCTGTTGCTTCTGCTTACAATACTTATAGAGTGCCTCTGCGGCAATCAGAACATCGGCAAAGGTCTCAGTATCAGCAATCAGATTGATGATTTCAGTTTCTTCACCACGCTCAACAGGAATATCTACATAGTTACCAATCTTGAACCACAGGTTTGCACGGTCGGCAAGGTTATAAGTTTCTACATTATCATCTTTGATTTGGAAGAAGTCATCATCAGCAAGTTCCTTGTAACCATTATAGAAGGTCTTGGCGAGACCAGCATAACGACGCTTCATCAGTTTCTCAATGCGAGCATCCTCAACCACATTCACAAACTGTGGTGGAATCTTGTGTTCCTTCAACCAATCCTCATCAGGCGTATAGAGAGCGTGACCCACCTCGTGACCCACCAGAAGGTCATACACGGTGTTGCTTGCCTTCTCCCACATCGGCAGAGTCAGCACACGAGTATGGACGTTAAAGCAGGCAGTCTCTACTTTCTTGTGCTCAACCACAAGGTCTTCAGTAGCAAGAAGTTTGGCGAGTTGAGACTTGATTTCGTGGCGGACGATCATAGATTTGTTGCGTATGAAGTCATTATACAAAAAAAGAGGGTGGTGAAACCCTCTTATGTGCCAGTTTGGAAAGTGGTCTCAAGCAGGTGGAAGGTTACGAGCAGCATCCCGTAGTTGCTTTCTTTTTTCTGGGTCAGCGGGCATTCCTCCGTGTTTTTGATAATACCTTATCTCATAATTTCGTAATCTCGCTTTATCTTCTTCACTAGCTTCAACAATACTCTGCTTCCACTCTTCACTCATTGCACCCATGATTGCTTCTGCAGATTTCTCATCAGATGCAAAACCCTCATCAAGAAGATATGAAAGAACTTCTTCACGAACTGAACGAGGATTAAAACTAGAAGACGATCCGCTTCCACCCATCAAATGTTGGGAATAACTATATCCAGATGAACCTTTTTTTGCTCTTGCTGCTTTTTCTTGTTCGTATTTTTCAGCAGGACTTAATGATTTTTTAGATGCCTTTCTTTCCTCCCTTCTTTTGGCCGCTGCTGTTTCTCTATCATTAATTTCTGCCTTCAATTGTTCAACAGACTTTGATGGTTTTCTTCTTCGTGCAGGTCTTTCCGCCATTTTATTAAATGCTTTTTCAAATATTTATAAAATAAGAAGCGTCCCCGTGCTGGAGACGCTTCTTGAGTGCTTGGCGTCTTGCCTTTGCTTGTCGGAGTGCTTGCGGTTTCAGTTTACGCTTCTGCTCCTTTTTGCTGTGATGTTGCCAATTTGGAGTGTTCATTAGTCTTGTGCTTGTGAGGACACATTACTATCTATACTTTCAGAAGTCAAGGAGTCCAGTTGAGAAAGTGTCTTATTTCTATGTCTGTTTAGTGCTGCCTGCCTTATTTTTTCCTTTGTCTCTGGAGAATGAGTTTTACCTTTCATAGGATTATTTTCACTCATTTTTAAACTCATATTCTTTTTAAACTCATCATTATGAGTTTTTCCATACATTCCATTTTTTTCTCCAGAATTTTTTCTTCTAGGATCACCTTTCATTTTCTCAATAGTTTCTTGAGAATGTTTTTTACCCAACATAGGTGGTGTTTTTTCTTTTAATTTTTCTATGGTTTCTAGAGAATGTTTCCAACCCGAATGTATAGTCATTCCTCCACCACCAGGAGAAACATTTAGTAAATTAGAATTTTCAGAAATATATTTTATTTCTAAGTTTTCAATATAAGAAGCATCTTCACTTTGTTCCAAAATAGATAGTTCAAAATTTTCAATCCCATATTTTCTAATAGAATTATAAAATTTGGGACAGTCATTTTTCTTTTTTTCAGTTTTATATGCATACTGATGTTTTTTCCACCTTTCTTCTGGTTTAAGAGAAGTTATACCGATGTATTTTTGCCCTGTAATTTTATTCTCAATGCAATAAAGACTATACACTGAACTAAATGAGAACTGAACTATAATTATTTATAAAATACTAAAGTTCAGTTTTATATGAAAACCCACTTTTCTTCTCAAATTTAATAGTGGAATCAAACTTATCTTGAAGATCTGTTTTATGAGAAATTACAAAAACATTAGTATCTTTAACTACATATCTAATAATTTTTAAAAATTCATCGGCACCAAAACCATCAAGAGAAGAGTCAAAAACTTCATCAAATAAAAGAATATTACAATTTACGGAGTTTTTGACTCTTGCAACTTCACGCCAAGCAAACAGCAAACTCAAATCAATTCTTGCCTTTTCACCTTCAGAAAATGAAGAGTATGAGAAATCTTCGTGAATAGGAGACTTAACACTTTCATTAAATTCTGAATCCAATTCAAAATTAATGTAAAAATCCATCATCTGAAGATA